GAAGACACCCGAGGAACAGAGTGCCCTAACCCCGAGCACCCCTGTAGCAGAATCTCCTGAAAGAAAAGAGATACTGGACTTAGAGTTCAAACTTACTAAACTACGAGAACTCGTTAACTACTTGCGAGTTGAACTGGCAAAAGAGAGGAAGCGAAATGAAAGCATCAACTAAAGAACGCATTTCAAAAGACGGCCCTACTGTGTACGTTGTAGAGACTCCCAGTAGTATCTATTGGAGTCTCAGCAAGATGACAGCGCAGTACCGTCATGTGGACTTCCTCTGGCGAGACAAAGCTCGATACAAAGAAATGTCTGAGTTCAGATTTAAGAACTACACCAAGAGCACTCCGAAGACTGTGCAGGAGATTCAGTAATGACTACTAAAGGAAGGGTACCTAAAGTCACAAAGGTAGTCCAACTACCTGCGGAGTTCTTAGAGAAAGTTCTATCTATGGTAGAGCAAGTTAAGAGCTCCCAAGCGTCTGTTGAAATACAGTTACAGCATCTCCAAAAAAGGATGGAGGCCCTTGCCTATTCTTCTATCCCGCCTAGTCGGCACTACGCCCACGAGCCTATACGCTATTCTGCTACAGGAGCTTCTATTCCTAGGCATCTTGGAGTCCCTTCTGTAGGTCACGCACGTCTGACTGATCCAGAGATTAGCCACAAAGTTTATGAATACGAAAAGCTTAAGGATGGAACCCTAAAGTATAAGGACCCCTATCTGTGGCAGGATGCACTATGAGGCACTTCGTAGTCCCGGATACCCAGTGCAAACCGGATCAAAGTGTAGAGCATCTCAGGTGGGCAGGTGAATACGCAGTAGATATGCTGCCGGATGTTATTATCTTTCTAGGAGATCACTGGGATATGTCTAGCCTAAGTACCTACGATAAAGGTAAGAAGTCCTTTGAAGGTCGTCGGTACTTGAAAGATATATTAGCTGGTAATAAAGGAATGGATGCCTTTATGGAACCTATTGCCAGAGAGCAAGCAAGGCTCAGAAGGAACAAGAAAGAAGTTTGGAAACCAAGGCTAGTCTTCTTAATGGGCAATCACGAAGATCGTATAGACAGGGCTATTGAATGCGATGCTATGCTAGAAGGTATTCTGGATTTTGAGGCTCAGAGTAATCTCAAGAAGTGGGGTTGGGAAGTGTATCCATTCTTAGAAGTAGTTGTCATAGATGGGATAGCCTATAGCCACTACTTCACTAGTGGGGTTATGGGGAGACCTGTCAGCTCAGCGAGACTTATGCTTACTAAGAAGCATATGAGCTGCGTCATGGGGCACGTACAGGACAGAGACATAGCTTGGGCACGTAGAGCTGATGGGACACAGATGACAGGGCTGTTTGCTGGTATTTTCTACCAGCACGAAGAGGAATATCTGACTCCTCAGACTAACAACTCATGGCGGGGTATCTGGGTTTTCAACGAAGTACAAGATGGAAGCTTCGATGAGCTTCCTGTATCACTTAATTACTTGAGAATTAAGTACGGAGATGCTAAATGAAAGTCAAAAGGCTTATAGAGATATTACAAGATTGCAATCCTGATGTGCCTGTGTACATATACCCTCACAGGGAAATCCTCCCAGAAGGGAAAGATAGATTAGAGATTCTAGAAGTAGAAGATTACTGCGGAACAACATTAGAATCTTTAGGTATCTATCTTACTATTAAAGGGCAGACCTACGGAGGTACCAAATGACTGAGATGCAAGCGGAGAGAGTGATAGCAGAGCTGAACTGCATAAGAGTCGATATAACTAGTATCTGTGATTCAATTCATCGAATGTCAATACTCTCGGATTACATACTAAATGAACTCAAGACTAGGAAAGAAAAAGAAGCAAAAAGCCCAAGTAAGGAGCTTAAATGACCAACTCCAAAAAGACCTCAACGAAACGGAATACAAAGTCCGTAAAGGGAAAGGAGCCCTCTATACAAAAGTCCACAGAGAAGTACACCTCTCCAAAGCATTTGGAAGAGCGAACCAGAGAAGAGCTGCTATTCTTAGTTCAGGAGCAGAGGCGTAGGATGGACTTCCTCTCTGCCCAGCTAGAGTTCTTCAAGCACAGAGTAATAGAACTGGAGGCTGAGCCTCTTTTAGAAGAAGACGAAGATAGTTGGACACCTTACTAGGAGATTAGTATGTTACGATTAGGAATACTTGGCAGCAAGAGCCCGGTCATAGAGAACAAGAAGCTTACTGTAGACGAAGCAAAAGCTAAACTATCTCTTGTTAGAGTGGAGATAGCTGATGCTATCTTCCGTGTAGCGGATTCTATTGCTGTAAAAGAATCAATCATTAAGCAAATCTCAAATGACATAGCTGATCAGCGCGATGAGCAAGCACAACTGGAGGCCCTTCTTTAATGGATTCGTACCAGAAGTACATACACCAGTCACGCTATGCTAGGTGGTTGGATGATGAAGAACGCAGGGAGACTTGGTCCGAGACAGTAGAACGCTACATGGATTTCTGGGAGACCAGATTAGAGGAAGCTGAATACTGGGAACTCTATAACGCTATACAGTCCTTAGAAGTTATGCCAAGTATGCGCTGTCTTATGACAGCAGGTAAAGCACTGGAGAGAGATAATGTCGCTGGGTTTAATTGTAGTTACCTTCCTATTGATAGCCTACGTAGCTTTGATGAGCTCATGTATATTCTACTATGTGGGACGGGGGTCGGCTTTTCGGTCGAAAGACAGTATATCCAAAAGCTCCCAGAAGTCGCAGAAGAGTTCCATCCCACTGATACCTGCATCAACATTAGTGATTCAAAGATCGGATGGGCAAAGGGACTTCGTGAACTTATTGCCTTACTGTATCAAGGCCAAGTCCCCCGATGGGACACAAGTAAAGTTAGAGGTGCAGGAGAGCGACTTAAGACCTTTGGTGGACGTGCTTCAGGTCCTCTGCCGCTTGAAGAGCTCTTCAACTTCACGGTCGCCCTCTTTACAGCAGCGCGAGGAAGGAGACTTTCTTCCTTAGAGTGCCATGACTTGTGCTGCAAGATAGCAGAAGGAGTTGTAGTAGGCGGTGTTCGCAGGTCAGCTCTTATATCACTGAGTAACCCTAGTGACGGAAGGCTCCGTACTGCAAAGAGTGGAGCGTGGATGCTGGACAACAGTCAGCGAAGCTTAGCTAACAACTCAGCTTGCTATACTGAACGACCAGAGTTCGATTTCTTTTTATCAGAGATGCAGGCATTATATGAATCCAAGAGTGGAGAGAGAGGCTTTTTTTCGCGTTGTGCGTCCAAAAAGATCGCTGAGGCATCGGGCAGGAGAGATTCTGGATTCGATTTCGGCACCAATCCTTGTTCGGAAATCATCCTTAGGCCGACCCAGTTTTGTAACTTATCCGAAGTCGTGGTTAGAAGCGCGGATAACCTTGAGCGTCTTAAAGAAAAGGTCAGACTGGCGACGATACTGGGAACACTCCAAGCAACCCTTACAGACTTCAGGTACTTACGTCCTATTTGGAAAAAGAACACAAACGAGGAAGCGCTACTCGGAGTTTCTCTCACCGGAATCATGGACCATGTGGTACTATCGGATGCCAACAATCCAGATTTACAACAGTGGCTAACAGAGCTCAAGGAGGTAGCAATTGAAACAAACAAACAGTGGGCAGCAAGGCTGGGTATTAATCAAGCAGCAGCTATTACTTGTGTCAAGCCTTCTGGGACTGTCTCTCAGCTTACTAATTCTGCTAGTGGTATTCATCCTAGGTTTAGCCCTTTCTATATTCGGACTGTTCGGGCTGATGCTAAGGACCCTCTTGCACAGTATATGGTCTCTGCTGGCTTTCCCTATGAAGTGGATGTGCATAAGGATACAACTCTGGTATTTAGTTTTCCAATCAAGTCACCAGAAGGGTCCATCTGTACTAAGGAACTGGGCGCGATGGAGCAGCTCAGGCTTTGGGAAATCTACCAAGATTACTGGTGCGAACACAAGCCCTCCATCACAGTGTTCTACAGAAACGAAGAATTCTTAGACGTTGCGTCTTGGATATGGAAGAAGTTCGATAAGGTATCAGGCATTAGTCTGCTGCCGCACTCGGACTCTGTTTACAAACAAGCCCCTTACCAAGAGATAACTAAGGAGGAGTACAATGCACTTGTAAGAAAAATGCCAGAGTTCGATTGGTCTGAGCTTCAGACCTATGAGAAAAGTGATACAACAACTGCAAGTCAGGAGTTAGCCTGTACTGGAAACAGTTGTGAACTTTAAACAAGGAGACTAAAATGTCAAAGAAAGATAAAATATTTACAGTGCTACAAACTCCTGTAACTGTCGAAAAGACGAAGAACTGGATGGACATTTCACTGTACGGCGTTAATGGTAGTGTGTATCTAAATATTTGGAAAGAAGAGGGTGCTGAAGCTAGCAAGATAGATCGTGAGCACATTAAGGAGCTCAAGAAGCTTATTAAAGTTCTTGAAGGTGCTATTAAGTTTATAGAAGGAGATGCTTAATGTTTGTAGTAGTCAATGCAGAAGTAGTCCAACAAGTCCTCAAGTTCCTTGAGCGAGTTAATCTTCAAGGGATTGAGGCTATGACGTTTGCTCACTGTGTCACGCAGTTGCAGCGGGCTCCTAATGTTGATACAATAAAAAAGGAGGCCGAAGCCTCCGTAGCTGTACCCCCGCCAGCAAAGCCGGGACGTAAGAAGAAAATTACTTCCGTGACTTCCGACCCCCTCTAGCTTTTCCAGCTCGATTACCTACCTTACCTCCTCTAGCCCGGTTAGTGCTTCTGGCTTCGGCTTTGAAGCCTCCTCCGGGCTGGCGGGAGGCATCCCTCTTATCCCCCTTCTTCAACCCTAGGTCACGCCTAGCCTTATTATCAGCAGCCCTTTTCTTCTTAGCTTTAGGCGTTGCATTATATTTCTTTTGGTACGCAGCTTTAGCTTGTTTAGTTGTTGCCACTTGTGAGCCCTTCCTCTATGTAGTTCTTTAGTATTCCTGAGCCAGCCCAAGAGGGTATACCCATCTGAAGTATATCATTCAGTGCTCCAGCGGGGTCCTCAAAAGCTTTAACTACAGCTCTGGACAGTTTAGTTGTATCCCCGGCAGCAGGGCCTAGGACCGATTCAACAGCACTCCTACCCCAGCCAGTGCCATGCACAGCTTCGATACCTATCCCCGGCCATCCCAAGTAAGAGACACCCAGCGTCATAGATTCCTGAAAAGAGAGAGCATCCCAGTTCTCTGTATCCCCAGTCTTGATCCACTCCCTCAGCGCAGTCAAGCCGGATTGCATAGCCACGAATGTAGCAAGCACAGGGAATATCTGAGCAGCATACGCTACCTTCTCAATAGGGTCTCCCTCAGAGACCATCCTCTTCCACCAAGTCTTCATTACAGTATTAGTAAAGACCGTAGTAAAGCCTTTCATCTGGGAGATCAGCATCAAGCGGGGGTTCCCGTGCCACAAGGGTTTCTTAGAAGGAGTAGGATGCACTACTACATCTTCTGCCAAAGCGATAGTAGCAGGTCTAATAACCTCCAGATAGTACGGATCGTTGTAGTTCTCTCCCCATGCCATAGCTCTGTTAGGATCAACACCAGCTTGGTAGAGCTTCCTAGCAGAGCGTTGTATCTCTCCTTTGTCTGTGCTTTGAAGACCAGCAATTGCATCACGTATCGCGTGCTCAGCTTGGAATGCTGCAACCATCCGTAGCATCTCAGTGAACTGAGGAAGATAAGTTACATTGTTAAAGAACCACGTATCTATCTTTGAAGGACTCATTGTAGGATCGCCCATACGCGCAGCTACGATACTTGTAGCTTCTCGCATACTCATGTTCAAGCTATCAAGGAGTTCCTGCCTAGCAGCAGGGGGTTTCTTCCCAGCTACTTTCTTAGCCATCCCTTGAAAGAGCACCCTTCCCATCTCAGTCAACCCGCTAGCAGTGCCGTACTTGTCCAGAATAAAAATGGACTCAACGATACTAGGAATGATAGCCAGCGGCAGCTTAGTAACGTATTCTATGCTACGTATAGTCTCATAAGTCCTGCGTTCTCTGGCTGAGATATGCTTGATGCTCTGGTTCTGTGCAGTATTGATTAGATCAACAAAAGAGCTCAGCTTAGTCCCGGGCACTTCTACTCCTGCCTCGTGGGCCTGAGTAATAGCTTCTCCTACCTTCTTCCAGTACTTCTCGTTGTTAGGCCCCCAGTTACGAACATGAACCATACGAGAAGCAGCAGCTACGTTGTGAGCTCTGTACAGCTCATGTGCCGATACTTTCTTTGAGTACTTCTGATGAAACTTATCCGACAGTCTACCAAGCTGCCTATCCAGTTCCAAAGGATTATCCTTGAAAATCTTAGGAAGCTCTTCCGTAGCCATACTATAGTTAATGGCCCGCGCCTTTGCTGCCCTCTTAGCGGGATCAGTAATAGTGCTAAGCTTAGCGAACTGCTCAGCCAAGTAAGCGCCAGCCCTATCAGAAATAGAGGTATCCTGCATAGGCTGACCGTACTTCTTCATGTTCTCAAGGTACGGCTCTACCTGCTTAGTGATGTAGTCTGCTATTTCTGGTTCAGGTACTCCCTGTTCGATGAGGTCCTGACGAGCATCTTCTATGTACTGAGCATCAGCTTCAGTGATAGCCTTAGGATCAGGCATCGAAGGTACATACGTATCCCCTCTAGGTATGAATTTCAGACCCGGTGTAGCAGCAGCTTGAGCTTTGGTATTAGCATCCATTGCCCAGATACCATCCAAGGCTTTCTGTACAGCAGGGTCCTCCACTACTCGGAGGCCGTTCATCTTAGCTTCAACAGCAGCATCTGCTATAGCAGCAGGGGCCCTCCAGAACCCATCGTGAGCTCCTCTGTCCAGATCAGCAATGAGCATATTTCGCTCAATGTCCTGAGTAACCGTGAAGCGCCCCTCACCAGCAGCACGTTCCCGCTCAGTCTCATTCATCGCGAACTTCTCACGAATCTCTTTCCAAGCGAGCGGTGTGGTAGCAGGGTTCTTACCAAAGACAAGGTTCAACCCATCGGCTGCTCTTCCAGTTAAGGTGGTGAATCCGCTGGTAATACCTGCTACCAGCCCATTATCAGAAGCTACATTCTGTACAGGGGCTTCAAAGGTGAAGTTAACTTTCTCTCCTGTTTCGGGGTCTACTTCCCACTTTACCCGCTCGGGAGACATACGAGTAGCTATCTCCCCGATCAGAGGAACGCTGGCTATTGGTCCGGCTAGAAGAGAGCCTACCGCTGCCTCAGTAATCATACTGTCAACAAGACCATCCACTACTTCTGGAGTGATTGGTGTATCTGTGCTTGTGTACGCTTTGTACCCCGTAGCAAAGTCCTGTACCCCTTCTACAAGACCTGCTGATGCAGTGTTAGCTGTGAAGCTAGGTAGCGACTTAGCAAGACTCTTAGTGAAGCTTTCTCCTAGCGCAGGCTTAGCTGCCTTCAGGGCTTTGAACATACGAGTAGCAGGGATTAGCTCAGCAAGACCCAGCGCCGAGTTCATTACTATGTCTGAGGTCTCAGCCTCCCACTTAGGATCAAGCTCTTTGGCTTTGAAAGCTTCATCTCCAAGGTTCATACCAGCAGAGGTAATGGCACCAGCCACAGCCAAGCCAGAAGCTCCCGCTCCCACAGTGAGTCCTGCTAGACCCCCAGCTATTACAGCAGGCGCAGCAACAGCTACAGTCCCCGCTCCTCTTAGCACTTGATCCCAGAGGTTCAATGCAGGGATGGACTTAGCTTCTGCCATGTTCTCAGCAGCTTGCTTCTCTGCTAGTTTCTGGAACTCAGAGCCGCTGAAGCCAAAGTATTTAGCAGCCTGATTGGCACCCTCCCACGCTACTGCTTGACCAGTATCGGCACCAGCAGCTAGTTGGTCTTCCCATGTGTAATAGTCCTTTGCGCTAGCAGGAGCAGAGTTCTCTCTGCTAAATAACCCAAGAGGGTCATCACCCCTTGGAGCGGGAGAGCTTCCTACAGGAGCAATAGAGTCCTGCATGGGATGGAATTGTTCTCCTGCGTCAGGAGCGTCTACCTCTTCCAAGTGAGAGAAGAGCCCGAGCGGGTCATCTCCTTTAGGTCGATATGCTAGGTTAGTCATTAAGTTTTATTTTACCTTTCTGATAGAAAGCAGTGTCTACTAGAATTTCATCTTGAAGTTGCTTGTTATAGTAAAGCTCCATTATGTCTTCTGGCCTCAGACCATAGTATGCGCTTGTAGGTTTTTTACTATCTATAATGGCAGCATTGAGCTCCCCTGAAGCACCCTTCACCCAGTTAGCATTAGTCTCATCATCCCAAGCCATCTTGCTTCCTTTCCTTCGGAGGAAGTCTTTGAACAAACCCTCTACTGTAGCATTAGGCTTAGGGGGTGTACTTTGAGCATCTTTGCCACCACCAGTACCAGCTTTCTTTGCACGTATCATAGCTGCATTAGCTGTTAGCTCCGCTGCTGCGGCTCGTCTTTCTCCTAGTGCTGCGCTGTTAGCATCTCGCTCAGCAGTAAGAAGGACTCCTGCTTCTTTAACTTGGACGCCTCTCTCTGCTCTATTTTCTTTTCTGGCCTCTGCTTGTGCAGCAATCTCTCCATCTATCTGAGCATCTCGGGCAGCTTTCCCGTACATCAAGGCAGTGCCCAGATTAGGAATAAGCCCTTCTCCGTTACCAGAAGTAGCCATCAGAGCCATCCCTAGAGCTTGCAGATCGAACTCCTTCGTGAACCTTTCCCAGCCCTTGAGCTCTTTCTCAGAGCCCCCATTCTGGAGAATGCTAGCAGCACCTTGTTGTGCAAGCTGGTTCTGTGTCTCTACAGCTTTGCGCTTCTGTGCTGTGACTTCAATCTCATGCAGCTCTTGCAGAGTGGTACTGCCGGTGACAGCAGGTATCTCTGGGACAGGATCAGGCTCTACAATAGGAGTTTCACTCTCTAATGGAAGAGACGGCAGGTCATTAGGCTCAAAAGAACCGGGGTCAGTTGAATTGAGTAACCCAGCCTGGTACTTATCCAGCCCTGTATTACCAGCAATAGCATCAGTAACACCCAACTTGGCTTCTCCAAAAGCATCTTGCATATTGTGAATGCCGATGTTGAGAAGGCCGGGGAGATTAGGAGTTCCTTCTGTAGGCTGTCCTTCCTGATTGATACCGTAAGCATTCATGGAAGGCTCAGGCAAAGGCTGAACAGAAGGAGCTTGTGGCCTCGCAGAGAGAGGGTCAGCTTCTGCCCTGCGAACAGCAGACAATATAGTTCCCTCTTCCTTTGAGAGCTTACCCTTGTTGAAAGGGATGCCTTTGTATGTGGCTTTAAGGTACTCGTCCGGCAAGTACTTCTCTAAAAAACTGTTCATATAGAACTAAACTCCTAAAATAGTTTACCGAAGAAGTCACCTACCCCTTCTTTAATATCCTTAAAGAACGTGGCTTTCTTGACTACATCTTTGGTCTTCCTGCCAGCATCTTCTAGCCAGTGTACATTCCTTCGGCCAATACCGCCCAGAGAAGAATCCTTATCAAAGGCGGTGTCTACGAACTTACCCCATGTAGCAGCAGCCGCTGCATACCCACCGTAGTTAGTACCAGCTCCTTTATCATACAGGTTAAGGCCCTTCTGCGCAAGGCTAGCTAAGTCGGTCTCTGCTTGTAGTTGCTGAACAGGCATTCCGAAAGCCATAGGTTGCTGGCTTCGCATCTGCTCTTGCAAGATGCGGGCTTGTTCTAGAGCAGCCTCATGTGAAGTTTGTAACAGAGAGAGCATTAGAAATTACCAGAGTATACATTGCTAGTAGAGCCTTCCCCAAAGAGACCCCCAGAGTTCTTACCGAGGCCCAGCAGACTTCCGAAGTCCCCACCAGACCCTAGGTACGTAGCCCCTGCACCAAGAACTGCTTGCAGAAGATTACCACCCCCGCCTTGCGTTGTGCCTTGGGTATTCGAAGTCATGTTGCCAGTAGCTGTAGCTTGTACCTGCCCTGTGTTAGTTCCCGTAGCAGTTGTATTGCTAGTGCCAGTTTGGTTAGCAAAGCCAGTATTATTAGTACTTGAAACTCCTGAGTTGTTGTTAGCTTGGTTGTTGTACCCAGCTTGAGTATTAGAGCCAGAGGTAGCCAGTGAAGCCAGAGGGCTAAGCAATCCTTGCATCTCAAGGATACTACGAAGCTTCGCATTACGCGGAGCCTCAAAGATTTGCATCTTATCCTCTAAGCCGAGTTGAGCCCTAGCGGATCGCTGGTCTCCGATGTTACCTGTCATAGCGCCTTGGGTAAAGCCAGTGCCCATAGCTGAAGGAGCCATGCCAGCAGCTTGCATAGCACGGTCACGATCAGCATTCATGAGGTTAACTTCCGCATCAGCCATCGCCCTAGACAAAGGCTCTGTGGCAGCACCAAGAGCTATGCTCTGTTGATTCCCACCGTACTGTCCAGAGAAAGTCCCCATGTCCTCAATACCGGGACGGATAGAAGTGTTGAACTGGTTCTGTACGTTAGCTCGTAGTGCATCCCTAGCCGCTTGGTTCTGAGGGCTGTTAGGGTCATAGTTCAAGAAACCTTGAATCGTGTTGTTAAGGTTAGTCGATCTGTCAGCATAAGTTCCAGCAGCCTGTAAGAGCTGGTTCTGGGATTGTGCTACCAGTGCATCCTCAGGTGCTAGCCGAGAGCCTTGGTATATCCCCTGCCCTCCGCCGAACTGTCTATTGAACTGGTCAACCCTAGGAAGAACAGAGCCCTCCAATCTCTGCATGACTGGATTCCAGCCCTGCTGATTAAAGGTACCTCCACTTCCTGAAGTGCCTGTGCTAGTCCCTGTATTACCAGTGAACCCAAAACCAGTACTGCCTGTTACAGCATTCTGGCTCTGAGTATTCTGACTGTTAGCTGTACTAGTATTTAAACTATTAACTAACGAATCTTCTTTGCTTGTAGTATTAGTAGAAGAAGAACTCTTCTGTTTACCGCCACCAAATAAAGTATCTTTAAGTCCCATATCTTCTCCTACGGCCCTTCTAAGGCAGTCAGCCTTTGATCTATCTCGTACTGCAAGTTCTGTATCGTAAATGCAATCTTATCCAGCTCATCAATCAGATAGATAATTTGGCTAGCCTGATCTACTGGTACTAGAGGGCTTCTGACGTACTCAATCATCTCCATTAGAAGCTACCTACTGTGCTCCACTCAAGAGTGTAGCCGTTGAGTGTCCACGCATTGTTAGAAGAGAACTGTACACCTATGTACCTACCTACACAATGGCAATCTATATCCTCATCTTCCTGAGGATTGAACTCTATCGTATCAGCAATAGAGGGATTGGAAGTCTGAATGTCAGACGTATAGATTGTGATTGTCACAGGATTAGAGCTGTTGATATGAGGTACGATCCTTGACAGCAGCTTGAAGCTTCGGTCATCATCGAAGTCTATACCTATCCTCTTCACAGAGCTAGTTGGGAAGTACGCATCAGCTCCTTCCGTGTACTCATTAGCAAAGAACTTCTTACCATTGTAAGAGCTGAGCAGTAAGGTCTCTAACTGCGAGTTAAAGGAAATGTCTCCTGCCCAAGTGGCAG